ATGGGTTTGGAACCAATCTGTATAATTTATGTCTAAATTAATTGGATTATTATTTTTAAACTGAACAACCAAATTTTTATACTTATTAGTAAATATTCTATTTTGTAATTTAGTTTGTTTCATCTTTTCTAAAGCATGAGGATAATCATCTTTAAATTTTTTACCTTTAAGTGGAGAAATTCTCCCATTCTGATATTCTTTTTTTCGTTGTACGCTATTGGCATTATTCTGTTCTTTAGTTCTAATTTTACCTTTGTTATTACTACCGTTAGTATTACCTTTATTAGCAACAGATATTTTTGCTCTATGTTCTTCTGATTGAGGTCTACCTTTCATTTTTTGTCTATGTTTTTCAATAGTTTCAGGGGATCTTTTATGGCCTCTTCCGCCCTTATCTATATTATAACCTTGACCTCCTTGAGTAGAAGTCAATGAATCATATTGAATAATAAAATCAGTTTCTATTAATCTGCAATATTCATAATCATTAGATTGCAAAATAACATTACAATAAAAATTGTGTTTGCCATATTTTTCAATAGCAAAAGATATAGGAGATCTTTCTTGATATTTTGGTTTGGTAATTTTACAATGGTCATTAAATCTATGACCTAATTTATTTGATGTATAACCAATATATTTCTTATTATTGATTAAATTTGTTATAAGATATATTGAATATATATTTGTGCTGGACATAACTGTTCCTTAATAGTTGTTAGAATGTTTAGAGTAGATAGGATTGAGGGATCCGTGATCTACAACTTATTTATTAATGATTTATTAAAGCCATTAATCTATCAAAATAAAAAAGAAGGGTCAAAAGACCCTTCTAATTATTTCACAAGAACTTAAAAAGTCCTTTAAAATCAATTACATAAGATTTGTAACTTTACAAATTCTATAATAGTAATTTTTACGCGCTGTCATTGAGTTGTCAGCATTTGAAGTAGCAGACATTGAAGCGTCATCAATATCAACCATTGGGTTAGCAACCATACCGTAACGAGTTTTGAAGCCAATTTTAGGTTGGAAAGTTTGTGGATCAACCGCACGAACCATTTGCAATGGAACATATGGGCAATAGAACAAACCAGCGTCAAACGCAGAAGTACCTTTATAACCTACAGTAAAGAATTGTAGACCTGCAGCAGATGGGTTGTTACCACCAGTGTAAGGATCAACATAAACTTTATATTTGCCGTTTAAGATACCAGCAAAAGTAGTAGATGCTTCATCAACATTCAAACCAGTAGAAAGAGCAGGAGCATAATCTAATACACCAGCCATTGCTAAAGCAGAAGCAACATCTGAAGAACAGATGATGAAGTTACCACGTCCACGACGTGTTTGTTGAGCGATAGCGTTAGCTTCTCTTTCGATTTGGAACAACAAACCTTTGAATTTTTCAACTGACCAACGACCATTAGAGTCAACGTCAAGATCAAAAATACCAGCAGTAGCAGTACCAACAGCAGCACCTTGTTTAGCAACAGTGTAGATAGTACGAATAACTTCACGGTTAATTTCAGCAAGAATTTCAGTAGAAAGAATTTTGCTTAATTCGCCTTCAGCGTCAAGACCATGAACTGATTTCAAGTCTTGTGCTAATTCGATAGAGTATTCAGCTTTCAATGCACGAGTTTTAGCAACAACTGAAGTTTTTTCAATTGAGAATGCCATTTCAGGAAATGCTTCACCTGAAGTAGAACCTAAAATTTCAGCATTAGCAGTAGACAAACCTAAACCAGTTTGGTATGAACCAGTTGATAAACCAGTAGCGCCGGTAGGATCAGTACCAGTAGCGCCTGAAGTACCAGTAAAGCTAGTGTTTGCTTCGTTAAACAATGCTTCTGTTCCACTTGGACTAGTGTAACGAGATTTCATTGCAAAAATCAAACCAGTTGGTTGAGTCATTGGTTGAACACCAGCAACATCATATGCAATCAACTGAGGCATAGCACGACGTACTAAGTTAATCAACACAGGATCAAAACCAGCTACACCACCAGTACCAGCAGCGCCAGCATTGTATGTACCAGTACCAGTAGTATTGACACCATAGTTGCCACCACCACCAATGTTAGTAGAAACACCGCCTGTACCAGCTTCGAAAAGCATACCGTTAGCTTGGCTAGCAGCATTCATTTCACGTTGTTGGTTTTCTAGGATAACAGCTAAGTCACCACGACGAGTAAAGTCTTTAATAGCAGGAGCGCCATCAGCGTCAATTACAGGAGCCCATTTTTCTAAAAGGGCAGAACGATTTAATTCCATCTTAAGTTTCCTTATTTTTATTAAAATTATTGGTTATATTGTTGTAATGCTTTAGCATACGCAGCAACAGTAGGATCAACGTTTACATATTTGTTTTCTTTGATTTCTTCTACTGGAGAATCAGTAACAAAAGATTCTACCAAAGCGCTTTGTTTGCCTGTGAAATAGTTTTCACGAATTGTTTGTACTTTTACTTTAAATGTATCTTCAGCATCATAAGATAATTCTTCTACTAATGCTACAAATTTTTCAGTTTCTGTATCAGTCAAACCTTCGCTAACCATATTTACGATTTCTTTACGAGTTGATTCAGAAAGTGATTTTTTCAAATCAATATTTCTTTCAACTTGTTCGTTTAACTTAGACTCTAGTACATCAATCCTAGTTTCCATTTCACCGATAACGTCGTACTTTTCTTCAGGAACATCAATATAATGTTCTTCAAAAAGACCTTTCATACCAGTAATAAAGGATTCCATGATATCAGACTTAAGTCCATTTTCAAGGGCTATTTCATTCTGTTCTATCCACTGCTCAACAACATAGTCGAGGTAACCATCAATTTTTTCAACCAGACCCTCAGTAATTGAATCTACTTGCTCAGCAAGTTTTTCTTCAAATTCTTCTTCTAAACGTGCAACTTCTTCTTTAACACGTACAACTACAGCAGACTCGAAAATAGTAGCTGCTTTTTCTCTAAATTCTTCAGATAAAGATTCACCAAACATTAATGCATCTACATCGGTAGAAACGTCAATTGATTCTTTTGAAAGAAAATCTCTTTTCATTTGTTTTCTATGTTGATCTGGCGGTGCATCAGCATCCATAGCTGCTTTAAATGCTGCTTTCTGTCCTTCTCTTTTTTTAATATGTGATAAAGTTTTTTGTGCTTTGTCATTATCTGATTCATCATCACTTTTATTATATCGTTTAACATAAGCTCTTTGTTTTATGTCAGCAGATAATTCAAACAATGCTTGTTCTTCTTCATCTAAAGAATCATATTCTTCTTCAGTGATGAAATCTTCATCTAATTCTTCTTCAACAATTTCTTCGTTTTCTAAAACTAATCCTGCCAATTTGGATTCTTCCATAATCTCAGCGATTTTACTATCAATAGACATTTTATATCTCCTAATTTTGATATATCTTATTATTTATAAAAATTAAACTTTTACTTAATGCTACGTAAAAAGTGTTGAAAGGCAAGTATTTTTTGCTCTTCTAAATTCATTGACGTTGCTTTTGTTATTGTTTTTCTAGCTTCATCAACATGTTTCTCAAACTTTCCATCAACATAAACCCAAGATGCACCTTCCATGATTCCTTGAACCCAGGCATCAGGTGCAGATGGATCACTTACTAAATCGCCGGCAGTACTTAACATAAAATCATTTTGTACTACATTAATACCTTCATTGTTCATTTTTAATGAACCTAAAGCACGACTTGACGTACCAATTCTTCCGCCACCTTTAAGAATACCTTCAGCAATTCTACCCATAGGAGTATCAAGAATTTTAGCCTTTCCTATCCAATTATTACCTTCTTTTCTTAAGTTAGTAATTAGATGTGAAATTCTATCAAGATTAATTGAAGGTGATTCAGGATGTCCTAATTCACCAAAGGCAGAATTCTTTTCTACTTTTTCTTTAATATATCGTTGAACTTCATTATCCATAATTGATTCTGGATACATTCTTCCATTACGATTCTTAATATTTGATTGAAGAAATACACCCTCTACATAAAGTTGTTTACCTTTACCGAGTTTTTCCTCTACAACCATATTTAATGTTTCGTTAACTTCCCTAATTAGTTTCATATTAACTTCCGTATACTAATTCGTTATCAAGAGCACCAAACTGAGTGGTCTCTATTTTACCATAATAACCTGAATTCTTTCTAACTTTAATCCAAATTTCGCCTTGGACTGCAGCAGCAAGTTTATCTACAATAGTAACACTGATAGAATATGTTGCATTAACATTATCAGGTGGGAAATATGTACCCATCATATCAATAAGGTTACCATTATCTGCAAGAGGAGTAACAATGCGAACACCATTTCTATCTACTTTATATATAGCTCCTGGTTCACCTGCCCATTGAAGCGCAGTAATAGAAACAGATGGAGTACCTATTATAACTTGTGTAGCATATTGAATTTTATAAGTAGTACCTGCTATAACTGCAGCACCATTTGCAGATAATACAGCATTAGTTGCATTAGTAACTGAGGTGATAAGACCTACATAAACACCTGCACTAGTATATACTTTAGCATTGACATGAACATTAGTATCAAAACTTGTTCCTACACCAACAATTGATGTAGCACCTGTGCCTATTGTTACAGTTCCTGCGCCAACAATAATATTGGCATAAGGTAACAAATCTGTAGTTAAATTTATTATAGATGCAGCAGTATCTGAACCTGCAATTTTAATAATTGCCTCAGTTTCTGATGCTTTAATAATGGTTTTTGTTAATGCTGCCATCTTTATTCCTTAATGATTACATCGAGTATTTTTAGGAAGTTATCCGAACTTTCTTTCATGAACTCGACAACCTCTACTTTATTTTCTAGTAAGTTATTTATATCTTGTTGGGTTTGAATATCTATTGCAATAACTGATTCATCTTCTAGAATGTAATGTATTTTACCATTAATAATAGAATCAAATTCATTCATTTCACGAATATTAGAAACAACTGGATCAATTGAAAAGGATTTGTCGGAAGCTATTTTAATATATTGTTCGACTATTTTATTTGTGACTTTAATATTGTGTTCTTCTTTAATTACGTCTGCAATTTTTAATATATTTTCAGAAAAGAATTCTTCATATAAATTATTGATAATATCTTTTGCTTGTTCTGAATATTTAATATGATTTTTTGCTTCCGACAAATTTCTAAACTGAGTTACTTCATTATTAATTAGTATAGTATTATCATTAGTTATCTGAATAGTATTACCAAAGTAATGGGTGCACTCCTGTATACCCATACCTGATACCGTTTCTTTTAACTTTTTAGAAAACTGTGAATAATACATTAGTCTTTAGTCATTTTGTCGACTGCTTTTGAAACACCTTTCAATCTTCTGTCTGCAACTCCAGCAGTGTTTGAATATGTCACACCAGCTCCACCACGACCAAATTTATCAGTATGAACTGCAGCATCAACTGCTGCTTTCTTAACATAAGAACCTAGAGTTGCTTTTGACAATTCATCTAGTTGCTCAAAGTCTTCAGACACCATAAAATCTTCAAGTTCTTCTAAAGAGTAATCTTCAAGAGTAAATTCTTCTGGCAAATTTACTTTTTTTCCTGCACCCTTAGAGGATTTAACAGAATATAAAGTTTTTGGATTTGCTGAACCGCCATGATTAATTGTAACATCAGCTGTTCCAGATTTTTTATAGGTTACGGTATTTGAATTTGGATTACCCATATGATTGCTATCTTGCGATAAATGATCTTTATTATTAGTACTGTATCCAGCAGTAGTCAATGTTTTATGTATTGATCTAAGTTTATTTAATTTACCTGCTAATGTTGGGTGTGTAGAAGAAGTATTTGATAAAAATGATTCTTCTAACTCTTCAAGTTCTTCTTTGGTTAATTTGCCAATTGCTGTAGCAACACCTTTAGTTCGGTTTGCAGTTTTTCTTGCTGTTGTTGGTTCGTGTGTATATGATAATACATCTTTATCCCCACGACCTGATTTGAAATTAACGGCTGCAGTATGTTTCATCAATTGGTCATGGGCTTTAGTTACATAAGAACCAAGAGTTTTCTTAGATACTTCGTCCAGTTGTTCAAAGTCTTCAGACATCATAAAGTCTTCAAGTTCTTCAACTGAATAATCTTCAAGAGTGAATTCTTCAACTGATTCTCTAGTTAATTGTTTCCATGCTTTTGCTTTTTCTTTTTCGATAAAACTTTTAGTAGTTCCACCTTGAGCATGATGCTTTATTAATTTTTCTTTGAATTTAGGATGCTTAGGATCCCAAGTTTCATATGCACCAGCACTTTCTGTAACATTGAATCTTTTAGTTTTCATATGAGCTATGAAGTCACCAAGCTTTCCTTCTGGATTAGCTTTTTTCCATTTTGTATGGTTTTTAACAAAATCAGGATGCTTTGGATCATGCAAGTCATATGCATCACGCGAATCATAACCTTCTTCTACAACTGAACCAAACATACCTTGTGCAACAGATACCCTCATATTATCTAAATGGTCAGATATTTTACTAGCCATCACATAGTTAAAACTATCTTCAATAGCAATTGAATCGCCTTCAGCAATTGCGTTAATTAAATCTTTAATAGATTCTTTAATCATTTTTGGTATCCTTAATTATTGTGCACTTTGTGCATCTTCTGGAACAGGTGGAGGATTTTCTTTATTTTGAGCAGCTATTTCTTTTATATCTTCTTCAGATTGCATTAATACATTCTTTTGAATCCATTCAATACTATAATATTTACCTACATATAAATCAATTTGTTGTAAGGTTACAATGCGTTGATTAAGAACTTCACTTTCTTTTAATTCTGAAAAGTAATTATCTTTTTGGAAATCAAACTGAATACTTTGTTTAATATCATACCATTCATCGTCTCGAATGATACCTTTAGAAATTAATTGTATTCTCAATGCATCTACAAGTAAATTAGCAAACTTTTTACGCAATCTTGTTACAAATTTATTGAACTTTACTTCTTCTCTAGTAATTTCTGTAGAACGGCCAATACTAAATCCTGTTGAAGGTTGCAATCTTCCTAATGGAACATTTAAAGCTTGATATAATTTACTTTGAAAATATTGTACATCTTCTATTTGACCTAGAGTTTGTCCGCCCGGCAGAGTAGTTATTTCTGTACCCTTACCGCCTTCTCTCCTTGGCATCCAGAAATCTTCCATCATAGACAAATGTTTACGATCATCTCTTGTTTCACCAGTAGTAGCATCATAAACAATTTTATTACGAAACTTATTCATAATATCATTTACATATTGTTCTGCTTTTAACTTAGGTAAGTTACCAACATCAATATAGAATATACGTCTTTCAGGTGCTCTTGATATACGATAAATTACTACCGCATCTTCAATCATTTTTAACTGGTTGGTTGGTTTTACTGCCTTATGTAAATGGCCTAATGTCATTCCTGAATTAGGATCAATTAAACCAGAAGGGCAATAGATAACTGAATCAAGAGATAGTTTAACACCTTGTGATGTTTGCTCACTAATTCCTTTATCATTATAGATGTAAAATTCATCTATAGATTTAACAACATCAATGCCTTTTTCATTACGTTGTTTCATTACGTTCTTGATCTTTCTTATTTTTCTTGGATCAATCTTACGTAATTCTGTAATACCTTTTTTGATATTAGCAGGATCAATCAATACTTGATAATATACTCTACCATCTATGTACCATTGACGGAAAATGTCTGGACCGAATTCTTCGAAATCAAATAGTTTTAATACTTCTTCGAATTCATCGGTGATTTTTTTCTTAATGCCATCTGAAACTTTTAAATTATCCAAATTAAGTTCAATAGATTTATCATCTTCAGTTATAATTGATTCATTAACAATATCTGTTATAGCTGAATCACAATCAGAATATTGTGCAACTTCTCGGTATCGACGGATAAGATCATTTTCATTCTTGACAATAGAATCCATATCAAGAACAAGACCATAATAATTCGCAGCACCTGATGCTGTTGTTATTACAGTACTACCGTCTTCCGAACTTGGTGGAACTACACTAAGCGGATTTTCCTTGACGGATTTCTTCTTACCCAACTCGATACCAAAAATTTGCATATTTTATCTCAAAATTATAATGAAAAATGATTAGAAACTAAATGGAATTGTTCCAACTGGAGTATCAATTGATATGTTAGTACCAAAAGAAGCACCATCAGTATCTGTACCAGTATTTGATGTAAAGTAGTTATAAGTAAATTCTACATCAAAAGTTTCAAGTTGGTTTATTACATCAAAGTCTAATTGAATAGCCCCAATAGTTGTTGGATATGCATCTGCAAATTTATATACTTTTAAAGTAGCACCATTACGATCTAATTGATGAACTTCTAAATCTACTTGATAATCGGCAGGATTTGTTTTACCTTCAGTGGCTGCATATCTTTGAATGCCTGCTTGCCAAGATTCAAATGCATTACGTAAACCAAAAGTTGTATCATTAATAAGTGTTACAGTCCATGGTTGGAAAGTACGTTCTCCTGCAATATTAACAACTCGACCTCTATATGGAACTTCTACATTTGCTATAGTAGATCCAGGAAGTTGAGCTCCTTTACATAAAAACTGTGCTCTTGCTCCTTCAAATGCACCGGCTGATACATAAGAAGGAAAATTTAAATATGCTCTAAATTGATTGGCTCGGGCACCGCCACCAATTAATTGAGATTTAAAATCGGATATATTTGCCATTTTTATTCCTTAGGTGTATGACTTTATATTATTTATAGTTAAAGTTGGGAGTGTATTTCAACTCCCAAATACTAATTAACCGCCAATTTCAGAGAAACTAATACCACTTCTTACTGCTATAAAGTTCAAAGTAATATAGTTAATTGATCGTGCAGGTTTAACATAAATATCGCCTACAAATTCATTACGATCAATTACTTCTCCAGTATTATTAGTATCATCACAAATTACTCTAAAGTCAATAATACCTCTACGACCTTTAACATCTCTCAAAAATGGTTCAACAATATTTTTGAATTGAGCTCTTGTAAACGCATCATTAAATTCAAATAATTGATATTTAGATGCAGTAGCAATTGCTTTTTCAAGGACAATAAACAATCTACGAACGTTGATACGATCAAATGCAGATGGTTTTGCCAATAATGTTTTATCACCAAATAATACAGTGCCTTGTCCAGGAAATGTAACTACAGGATTAACACCATTTTTATATACTGAATCTCTATCTATTTTAGATAAATTAGCGGCAAGTTTAACAACATTTTTAACTTGACCTCTATTATAACCTGCAGGAGACCACCAAGCATCATTAGTATAATCAGTACGTGCAGTCATACCGGCGATATCACCATTTAGTGGTACCCAACGATATTTATCATTATAACGATCATATTGATACTTATAACCAGAATCCATAATACCATAAGAAGATGATGTTAATCCATTTCTATAAGCATTAATTTTATCAGTCACAGTAGAACCTGAACCAATAATAGCATCACCGGTAGATATATCTTGTGGAGATACAAATACAACACAATCTTTACGAACTTCTGCAATATTTTGAATTACATAATTAGCAGTAGCAAAATTTGCTTTACCTACTGGTATTAAGCTAATATCATATTGACTGTCGTTTAAATATAATTCCCAAGATGTTACTGCATATGCACCATCAGAATCAGTAAAGTCATTGACTGCACCGGAAAATGAATCATTCAAAGCACCTTTTAAAGGAGCATATGAAGCACCTGCAACAACCGCAATACCCCACGCATTACCTGTACCGGAAATATTTGCAGTATGATCCATCCACCAAATATATTGTGAACGTGTATTAATTACTTCTTTATAATAGTTAATTGTACCATCATATTTTTTAGCATCTGATACTTTTGAAACATAAGCAAATTTTTCTAGAATTGTACCTTTTATTCCTGAGAATACTCCATCTTCATCAATAACAATAATATGTAATTCATCATAAAGAGCATTAGAGTTAGAAACATAATCTGAAGTTCCAGGCGCAGAATCAAATTGAGCATTATATGCCCAGTCAGCTTTCAATGCAGTACCTGCAGGAACAGAAATTACGGATCCAGGAGCTTCTAAAGTTAATGAAGTATTAGATTCAATAGACTTAACAGTACCAATAAGTACACCAGCATCTGTTTTAAGGATAGCTCCAACATGAAGTTCTGAAACAAAAAGTGTACTTACACCAACAACCGTAGTTCCACCAATAGGAACAATACTAGAAGATGTAACACTAGACAAAACTAAATTTTTAAATGTTAGTCTATCCGCCATTGAAACTTTCAATGAATTACCTAAAATACCTGCGTATTTTGCTGCCCATAAGCAGTCATACGTTGAGGTAACTAAATCATCATAAGCATCTACATTTTTAATTTTAACAGCAGTACCACTGGTACTGACGGCATTAACTGAAGTAAGAGAATCAATTCTAGATATGTATAGACTGTTTGTATATGATAAAAAGTTTGCTGCAGTAAAAAATGATTCAAAGGTACTATCATTAGGTTTGCCAAATTGTTTTACTAATTCAACTTCTGATGATAATTGTACTGGGTATTCGATTGGACCCCACTGGAACTTACCTGCAAATGCTCCAGTAGATGATGAAACTGCGGGCACAATATTAGTAAAATCTTTTTCTACTATTGTAACTCCAGGACTTAGCGCATATGCCATTTAAATTCTCCTAAGAAATAATATTCTGGGTATACGATGAATCATACTTAAGATTCATTGTATTATTTATAAAAAATTGTATTTCAGAAATTCAAAAGCATAATAGGTGCTTCTGATTCTATTTGTCCATCATCATAAAAACCAAATGGTGTTAACTCTTCTTCTATTAATCTCATTTGGTTTTGATACATCATTTTTCTAAGTTCTACGTTATTTAATTCTTTAAAATATGGTTGTGTAGTTAACCATGAGAAAATAACAAGTCCCATTACTAAATCATCTTTATAACTATCATCTGCTGCGTATGAATCCTTAACTTCAATAAAAGTAGATAGTTCAGAAATAGTATCCATATCATTAATAAGCAGTTTATTTTCTACTAATAATGATTTTAAATTGGCACATCCAATTCTTTTTGTTTTTTTATCAGTGTTTACACCTAAAAACGATCTACCACCAAATCCACCTCCGGCAGATTGTCCTCTATCTAATCCCTTTGGTTTTTTATTTATAATAATCATGTTTTCATATTCTAACTCATGATGTAAAATATGTGCCACCTGTTCAGATATATTTATCTCAATTAAAACATAAGCATTATTATAATCTTTTGCTACTTTATATATTATATTTGGAAATAATAAAGGACTTATATGATTATCTTTATACTTAGCAACTTGCTTATAAGGTATTTCTGTAATATCTATGACTTGAATTATAGAATTGTCACCTCCTACACCTTTAGAAGGATCAACTGTCATTATATAGTTTCTACCTCTTTCAGGCGCTTCAAAAACGTCTAAACCTTCTCTTGAATATTCAATAACATTTGGAGATAATTTAGATAATGTTTCAGCCGGTATAAGTGTTAAACTAGAACCTAAAAATGAACATTCAACTTCTTGACAATATTTAATATCACCTAATTGTCTTCGTTGTTCTTCTGCCCAAGCAGCATCTCTTCCTGGAATTTCCCAATATGGAATAAACAGTGGTATAAAGTCATTATGACCTTTTTCTGCATCTGTCCAAAACTTCCAAAAATGATTATAACCAAGTGGAGTAGAACTTAGTAAAATTTTAGATGTTTGTCCTGAAGAAATTGTAGGATAAACAGAAGTAAAAAACTCATCAGCTACTGTATTTGGAATAAACGCAGTTTCATCAATATAAAGCATATTAACAGTTTTACCACGAATACCGGAACCTGTAGTAGCAGCGGTAAATACTTTTGACTTATTTTCTAATTCAATATCACCTTTATTCCAGGTTGTTACTCCACATTTTAACCAATCAGGTAATAACTCAAACATTAGTTGAAGTCTACTCATTACCTCTCTTGCTGCAGCAGATTTATTTGCAAGAATTGCTACATTTTTTGCATCATTAAAATTAACATACCAAAGAATATATGCTGCAGAAGTTTGAGTTTTACCCTGTTGACGACCTTCCATGAGAATAACTTTACGATTCTCATGTATTATCTTTACCTTTCTTTTTTGGCAATCATAAAGATTAAACGGTACAATACCATGGTCAATTGAAATAATTTTACAATAACTATCTATAAAATAAATAGGATCCTGGGCGCACTTAATATATTCTTGTACTTGTTCTTGAGTATATTGAACTTGTACATTTGCCGCCTTTAAATTAGGATTGCTATTATATGTTAATGATGCCATAATAAAACTAATCTATTAAATAGATCGTCTTTCCTTATCAATTTTAGTATTTACTTTAGTGATTGCTTTATTGGCACCAGTAATACGTTTACGCGCTTTGTCCATATCACCCTTTTCAATAGCATCTCGTCTCTCTACTTCATTTTTATCCAAATATGTATTAAGAGTTTTCTTTGATAATTCTGATATCAGTTCCCTATACGATTTCATATATGTTCCTTAAAAGTGTTCTAACCATGATTCTGATGTAATACTTCCATCTGTAGGATCACCTACAGAAGTATAATTAGCAGTAGGTTCATTAGTAACACTATCATTAATATTAGCTTTAACAGTAGTAATGATACCACTTGTGCTATTTCCGCTAAATAAATTTAATTTCAAAGTGAAATTTAATGTATGAGTTACAAATCTTCTAGTAGTAAAATCTCCATCATAATCATCTTGAACCGAAATGCTATTTAAAATAATAGGAATGTCTTGAATAACATTCATTTCAGGAACTGCATTAATTGATAATGTGTATTCAGGAGTAAATGTAGGTAAAATTTGTTCTATTATTTGTAATGCATCTTCTTGAGTTTTTGTCAAAATATACAATGAAATGTCAAGATTATACGGAACAACAGAACTTAATGTACTTAGAGAACTTAAACCATCACCACATTTTATTTGTTGCATTCTGTTTGTTTTTCTTACAGAATCATAAGAATAACCGGTAATTTCAAAGGATATTCTAGGCAATGATGTATATGTATGTCCTTCTAAAGTAGGATCAGAATCTATTCTTACTAGCCACTTTTCCTTTGGTGCATATCCTACTGGAACTTTTAAGGTTTGAATTGTAGTTCCAGTAACAGAACCACCTTCCTTTCTTTCTATTTTAATATTAGAAAAAAGACTGCCAAAACCAATAATAGTTTTTCTTATAATTCCGTGATAAAATGGAGTTTCGTACATTAAATATCTCCGAACGGATTATTAGTATTCCATACAACAGTAGATGCTTCATCTAAAAATGAGTTGTTATCACCGTATGAATCTGGTTTATCTATATTAACTTTAACAACGGCTTCAATAAGTGCACCTACTCCATTCCCAATTATTTCAACATATGGTATAGATTTGTATCCTGTACCAGGATTGGTGATAATAATATCAACAATTTTACCGGCATTACTTCCAGTTCCAATAACCGTGGTTGCGGTTGCTCCATATCCAGTAGAAGATGTAAATTGTACTGTGGCAGTTGAATATGCAGATCCAGTATTTGTAATATTAATAGCAGTTACCTCACCGAAATTACTATCTGTGATATCAGTAGAGAATGTTTTTAATGATTCAAATACATCAATATCAGTATGACCTGTATCAATTCTTTCAGATGCATATTGGAATAATTCTACTTGAAGTTTATAGACATATAATTTGCCTAATTGATAGAATGGATCTTGATGTTGTACAAATTTAATTTCAAATAAACCTTTTGACAATGGGAAATAAATTAAGTCACCTTCATTAGGTCTAGTAGGTACAGTTGTTATACCGTATCTGCCGACAAATTGTTCCCATCTTCTACGGGCAACTACAAGAGTTGCCGATTGTTCTACCATCAATCCAAACTTTTGGATCATGAATCCCTGACCACCAAATGAATCAATGTTTTCAAAATACATTTCAATAGGAAATGCAGTCTTGAATTGAGATAATCTATCTTCTCCTAGAATATTATCTTTTGCAACTAATGTTCTAGGAATATACATCACTTCATTTCCATACATACGAAGTGATTCAATTATTAGATCTTCTACAAGATATTGTTCGTTTTTAGTACCATGCGTAAAATATACATTAGTTGTTGTCATGATTTATCCCATGAACCAACTTAATG